ACCAAGCCGGGGATGGCCGGGAGCTGAGAACGGCGGGAAGCAGGAAAGCTACACACGGTAAAATCCCCCGAACTGGGTGGAAAAATCTTCACGGCGGCTCCAGTCTTCTATTCTAGTGCCTTCTTCATCTTCGATGTGCAGGACTGTGTAAGGCGGTTCCACCAGAACGCCCACGTGCCACATATTCCCGCGGATAGTGAGCGCCGCGATATCGAAAGGCCGCTGTTCACGAGTCCAGCGAGGCAGTTCCATGAACTCGCCCACATGGGCGCGAAAAGCCTTGCTCCTGCCGTGGAGCGTGAGGTCGCGGGCGTGCGGATCGTCACACCAGGAGGGCAGCACAAGGCCGCATTCTTCCTGATACACCAGCCGCACCAGCCCCCAGCAATCCAGCCCGGAGCGTTCGCGCCCGCCGATGACCCAGGGCAGGCCGATATATTTTTCCCACCAGTTATTCATCGATGCACACCTCCGAAAAGGTCTGCCGTGAAGCTCTTGCCGGGGAAGGGCTCGGTATCGTCCATGTCCGTGCCTATCTCAAGGTCAACGGAGGCCTGCCCCAGAGTATAGGAAAGCACCTTGAAGCGGGGATAGAGCGCGGCCACAGTATCCACATCGTCGCTCCACACCATGCTCATATTCACGGTGAAGCGAGTCTGCACACTGCGGAGCACCTGCACCAGCTCGTCGGAGCGGCCAACAGTGAGGCGGCAGGTGGGTGCACCTTCGCCGGCTTCACCCGGCAGGGTAAAACCGAGTTGAACGTACAGATATTCATGCCCATTGCTTACAAGGCCGTAGCGCGGCTGGCCCTCATCGCTATCGGCAAGGCGCTGATAGTTCGAAGAGCATACCCGCAACGGTTCGCCCTCAAGTTCATGGTGCGAGAACTCGAAGAGGAACAGCGGGTACGTGCCGGAAACAGGGTCGAAGTAGCGCGAAAGGTCGAGCGGGACATATTCACTCATGAGGGGATCTCCTCAAGCTGACAGGTGAGCAGAACGTGATTTATCCCCTGCAACGCGTAGGAGTACGGCGAATCAGAAGGCGTAAAGCGCACAAGGCGTTCCTGCCGGGTGAGAGGGTCTGCCATGGAGAACACGAGCGTGCCCATGACCAGAGTTTCCCGGAAGAAAGCCTCGAACACGGCCAGTTCCTCGAAGGTGAGAACGAAGGAAGCCGATTCCAGAAAGCCCTTGCGCCCTGCGGGACGCGCGAAGTCCGGCCCGGCATCGGGCGTGAACGTCCAAAGCTGGTTCTGCGCCGAGCGCTGCCAGCCTTCCGCATTAGGGGACTGAGGGAGTTCTGCGGGCCAAGCGATAGCCATGGATCACCTCTTCGTCACGATGGAGCGCTGGCCCCACGTTTTTCTCATGCTCTGATTGATAACGCCGCCGCGCCGGTTCATATCCTGATTCACCACGCGCACGATGGTGGCTTCGATATCCAGCGAACCGTCCGCGTTTTCGCGCTGGGAGGTCTGCACATCTATGCCGCTGGCATTGTTATTGATGATGAGGTTCACGCGTGAACCGTTCTGATAGGCCCGAGTTTCGGCAGGATTCAGCACGCGTTCGCCAGCCTTCAGGATGGCCGGGAACTCCCCGGGACGCACGTAGCCCGTGCCGCCATGAAAGCGCGGTGCGTTCTGGAACAGCGCGGAAGGAACCATGCGGGAAGGACCTGAAGATGCGCCGACGAGTCCGCCCTTGTGGAACATTCCCGCGTACATATCCGCCGCAGGGTTGGCCGAGGAAAAGCCGTTGGCAATAGCAGCAGTGTCTGTAGCGTTTGGCACGGAAAACGCCCCAACCGCCCAGCCGAGAGCCTTCTGGATGGTATATACCAGCAGCATCTTTGTAGCGATTCGCGTAAGGTCGCTTGCGGCGCTTCTCGCAAGGTCGGTAAAGCTGGCCTTGCCCGTCATTGCCATTTCCGCCAGCGAGGCGGAAAACGAATCGACAGTGCCCGTGAGTACAGAGCTGGCCTGACTGCCCCAGTCCATGCTTTCGGTGTAGAACTGCATCCAGCCGAGCCGCATCTTATCCAGCCCATCGGTACTGGATTCCAGTTTACGGATCTCCACCAGCTGGGCGACATATTCTTCCGGAACACCGGCCTTTCGCCAGAGTTCGGCCTGACGCTCTATGAGCTGATTATTGTAATCGATGGCAAGGCCGTACTGCCCGGTCTTCTGCTCCAGCTCGCGCATGACTTCGGCAGAGAGTTCAAGGTTACGCTCTTCCTCGCGGGCGGCTTTTTCCGCCTCGCGGGCCTGCTGTTCCCTGAGCTTTTTCAGTTCTTCGCCTGCAAAATCCCGCTGAACGGTTTCCGAGCCTTCGGTGCCGTTTTTTCTGGCGTGTTTTGCGCGAAGGTCCGCTTCATCACGTGCGAACTGCTCAACCATTTTCGCTCTGGTGGCGTAGGCTTTCTCAAGGTTGCCGTTCTGTTCCTTTACCAGTGCGATGTAGGTATCCTGCGCGGCAAGGGCAGTCTCCCTTTTCTGATACAGGTCTTTCAGCTGATATTCCAGCGTACCGCCAAGCACGCTGTTCTGGGCGGTTCTCGCCTTCGAGATGATAGAGCTTTCGCGGGCAGATTTTTCCTGATCTTCCCTGATTTTTCTTGCCGCTTCACGCAGGCGCTTGCGCTCTTCCTCTATCTGCTCATCGGTGTAAAAAATATTATGCTGCCAGCCGAAGCCGCCGATCTCCGTACCGCCCCATTCCCGTTTATACCCCATCTTCTGGACGCCACGGGCTTCCAGCGAACGGATAATGGACTGCCGCTCCTCATGCCTTTGCGAAAAATCGTTGAAACCCTTTATGGAGCCGGATATGGCGTTCAGCGCATCAGCCACGCCGCCGCTATCCAGAATGGACGCCTTGAAGCGCTCCCATTCCGTATGCACGCGGTTCATGCTCTGCTGAAGGCCGTTTGCAGCCTGAATGGCGGCTTCACCGTAGGTGTTCTGAAGTTCCACGGCGAGTTTAGGCAGAAAGTCCTCGGCCAGCACTTCACCGTTTTCGAGCATTTTATCGAGTTCGGTGGTGGTAACGCGCATCGCCCGCGCCGCAAGCACGAACGCGCCGGGCAGCTGTTCGCCAAGCTGGCCGCGCAGTTCTTCAGCCATGACCTTGCCCTTGGACACCATCTGCCCGAGAGCGCGAAACGCGCCTTCCACTTCCACCTGCGAAAGGGAAAGGGCTGTGCCGGCAGTTACCACGCTCTGCCAGATGGCATTGCTGTCTTTTTCAAGGGAGGTTCCGCTGGTGGCGGCAAAGAAGGTCTTAGAGGCTTCGGCGGTGCTGAAGAATTCCAGCCCCAGCCGGTTCGTTACCTCGTACATCTGTTCGAGCTGCTGGCGGGCCGCTGGAGCAGAGCCGGCAATGGTAGTGTAGGCCTTGTTCAGCCTGTCCACACGCACGGCGGCATCGAGCGCCATTTTGGCGGCAGAAGCGGCGGCAAGGCCCCAGGCCGCAAGCGCGAACCTGTTTTCCTTGATAACAGCACCAAAGGAACGGCCAGCCGGTTCTATGCCCAGCAGTTCCTTCCTCAGGCGGTTTATTTCCTTGGTGGTCATTCCGGCGCTGGAACCAAGCTGCCGGAGAGCGTTATCCTGTGCGGTTTTCTGTATCCTTTCCCCCAGCCCACGCATGGACTTGGAGCTGGTATCCACGTTCAGGCCAAGGTTTTTGAACTGGGATACCATGCGCTCCAGCGACTTTTCGCCATAGGAAAGGCTTTCGAAACGCTGCTGTGACGCTTCCGCGATGGCTTCACTGGCGGCCCTGAGCCGGGAAGAGTATTCACGCACGGCGCTCTGGATAAGCGCCGTGGTTCCCATGCTGGCCGAAGAAACAGCGGATGCCATATTGGCACGTGCAATGCCGGAAAGGCCAAGCGCACCGCTTACACCGGAGGAAGGCACACTGCCCAGCAGATTCTTGGCAAAATCGGCAGAGGAGGGCGTTTTCGTGCTGCCTACGGCGTAAAGCTCCTGAAGGCGAGCCTTGGTTTTCTGCGCACGGGAGGACACGCGGTCGAACACCGGGGTGGCGCGATCTGTCGCTTTCAGTTCTATTTCTACGGTTTGCTTTTTAGGCATCTTCCTTCCTCTGTTCCGCTAGAAAATCAGCCTCAAGAGCCTGAATACCCTCCAGCACGAACGGTGTTACCGTTATGCCGTAAACTTCTGCCACGCGGAAAAGCGCCGTATAATCCAGCCCGACGATAGCCATGCCCACGCGCCACTGCGTAGAACACCGGCACCACAGCCGCCACACTTCTGCGGCATCGGCAAGAAGGGGCGGCTCGCGAACATCGCAGCCCTGGCAGGGTGTTTTCAGGTGCTTTTTCTCGTACGTGTGGCGGCATTTTTTGCAGGTTCTGCTCCAACCGCTGGCGTACCAGCGGCGGAGCGCCTTCAGTTTCCCTCAACGACTTCAGACTTGGAGAATTCCGCAAGCTCGCGTTCGAGCTGATTGAAGCCCGCCTGCGAAAGAAGGGGCTTCACCTTTTCCCATTCCTCCACGTAGAGTTCCAGCGGCTTCGTGCGGAAGGCTATGTCGAGGCGCAGGGCTTCGATAGCCTTTTCCGCCGTGCTTTTATCCGACTCCTCGATGGCGCGGGAAGCGTCCATGTGGGCAAAGGTGGACTCGCAGGCTTCGCTCCAGTTGCGGCGGCGGATGGTGACGGTAATGCCGTCGCACAGGTTTATGGTTTTCGTCACGATCATGATTGCTCCTAGGCGTAGGATTCCACGCGGTTGATAAGAGTGTAGCCTACCAGAGTGTCGCCAGTTTCCACGAAGCCGAGACCGGTAAAGCTCTGGGTAAGCCCTGCCTTCGTGTTCACCTTGGGGCCTTCGGTATCCAGTTCGCTTTCGTAAAGGTGAAGCCAGAACTCATCGCCGATGGCGGAGTCGATGGAGATTTCCATCTTGATAGTTTCGTTATTATTGGCGAGCTGCTGGTAGCGGTCGTGCTCCAGGAAGGCTTCGAAGGAGATGTTGCAGGTAGGGTCGCCTTCGGTCTGGCGGTAGCGTTTGCCAAGGTCGCCCACGGCGGCGGCTGCCTGAATGGCGTAGTCCTGCGAAACAGAGCCGTTCGACACATCGCCCGTGCGCTTATCATCGATCCAGAAGGCGGTTTCCTTGTTCGCCCAGCCGCCCTGCCCGAGGTTCACAGGCTCAAGGTTGGCGTTAGGACGTTCGGCGCGGGTTTCTGCGGAACCGATGTTGAAAGCCACCTCGAAGCGCAGCTCTTCATCATTGCCAAAGTTGAAGTTGAAGCCGGAATTCTTGCAGCTCTGGAACACGTAGAAAGGTTCTTTGGCCGCACCCTCTTCAAAGTCCAGTTCGCGAACGATGGTAACGGTGGGCTGTTTTTTAGGCAGTTTCCATTCGTGCCGCCAGAAGGAAGGGATGCCAACGGCAGAACCATCGAAACTTTCCGCCTTGAATGCCGCTTTGATGACAATACGGTTGGAATTGGTGCCGGACTCCAGAACATGGGAACCATCATAGTTGGTGGAGCCTTCGATGGTTACAGTATCGCCCACGGAAAGAGAGGTGCCAACACCGCCGAGAGGAAGCTCCACAAGGCCGCCTTCGAGTTCCTTGGCGGGTCCTTCGAAGAAGGCCGCCTTGCCGCGATGGACCTTGGCCGTGGCCGTGAGCTTTTCAGCTTTATACACGGCGGAGATGACCACCTTTTCAGAGGTGGTTCCTTCTGCACAGCGGTAGGTACCGTTGTAGTTGGTGGTGCCGGTTACGGTTATGGCGCAATCCTGCACGAAAGTGTTGCCGGAGACGGGCAGACCTACGAAGCCGTTTCCTTCGTCCGTAACATCGGCAGCGGAAAGACTGAGAGAAGT